TTTGCGACGGCTGATCTGGTCATGCCTCAAGGCGTTGATTTCTCAGCCCGTGAGGTCATGGATGGAATCTCAATGCGGATTGTCAGGGACTACAGCATCAGTGCTGATACGTTCCCGACTCGTATTGATGTTCTCTACGGTTACAAGACGGTTCGACCAGAACTGGCTTGCCGAATCCAGATGAACTAAAGCGGATGGGAGCCGCCTTGCGGCGGCTCCCGATGCTTTGAAGTGAGGTAAAATGCCAAAAGTATGGATGTACGCAGACGGAACAGGCGAAGGCGAAATATTCGATGCCGACGATCTGCCGAAATCGGGTTATTCCGACAGCCCGAAAGCGGCGATGGGAGCAAAGAAGCCTGCTGCCAAGAAAGCAGCCGCCAAGAAACCAGCGACCAAGAAACGTGCAAGAAAAGGCGGCAAGTTTGTTGCCGACGATCCAAGCACGCCGGACGTAAATGAGGCGTATGAGCAATGAGCATCACAACGCTTGCGGAACTTAAAACGGCACTCGATACCGAAACAAGCAGATCAGATATTGATTGGTCGGATTATATCACTAGGGGTGAGGCACGCCTAAACCGCAGGCTGCGTTTGTTGCAGCAAGAGACATCAACCACGTTTACGCTGTCCAGCGGTGATAGCACGCAAGCGTTGCCTACGGGTTTTGTTGAGCATATTGATTTGTTTTATACGTCTGACAATCACCAGCCAACGCAGCAGTCCTTATTCTCTCTGCAAGAGGTTGCCAGCAGCGGCACAGGCCGACCGTATTACTTTGCCATAGGGTCTGTGATCCAGTTTGAGCGGTCAGCGGATCAGGACTACGGCATGACGCATCGATTCTATAAAAAGTTTGATTTGGCAACTGATAACACCAATGCGCTTCTGACCAGTTCTCCCGATGCCTACATCTATTCAACGCTGGCGGCTTTTTACATGAGAGCAAAAGACACGCAATCGGTGCAGTCAAACCTCAATCTTTTGGACGGTGTGGTTGCGGAATTGAACACGCTCGACAGTCGATCACGCGGTAAGGCGCGGTTGTCGGTTGATGCGGGTATTACGCCAACCAGAACCTTTGATATTAACAGAGGATTCTAATGTTTAACTTTGGGCCGTTTCTGCCGGATCAGGCTGACCTGGGTAACGCAGGGGCAACCGTGGCAACCAATGTGCTGCCCAGAACGACAACGACCTATGCGCCTTTTAAAGCACAGGCGACGGTGAGCAATGCATTGTCGAACCAGCCTAAAGGAGCCGCGTCTTTTGTGCAGTCGGACGGTACGGTAAACACGTTTTCTGCCGACCATCAGGATTTGTTTAAATTAGGAACGACAACGTTTGCCAATGTTTCCAGGCAATCGGGTAGTTATACGGTTGCGACAAATGACCATGTAAACTTTATCAATTTTGGCGACCGTGTGATCTCGGTCAACGGCCATACAGCCCGCCTCAATCCTTTGTTATGGGAACCGATTCGACTTTTACAGACCTGTTAAAAACACAGGCGACTTGCACGATTACGATCACTGCATACGGAGACTTAGCCAACGGCGAAAAGGTGCGGCTTATTGCCACAGACCAGACAACCCATGATTTTACGGTTGGGTCATCCCCCGGCAGCGGGACATTTGTTGCCGCAACATCAAACAACCAGACCGCGACGAACCTTAAAGACCAAATCCATGCAAACTCCAAATTCTCAGCAACGGTTGCGTCGAATGTGGTGACGGTCACGCAGGCAACGGCAGGGATCAAGGGTCAGACTACGGTAACGGTCACAGACTCAAGCCCCGTTGGCATGACCGCAACCAACTTTGTCAACGGCGTGAGTTACGACATCCGCGCCAAGGCTATAGCAGTTGTCAAAGATTTTGTGGTGCTGGGCAATATATACGACGGCGACGGCACAACGCCTAACCGCATTCACTGGTCGGGAATCAATGACCCGACAAGCTGGCTCACAGTTGGATCAGCCGCAGCAGCAGCGGTTCAGTCCGATAGACAGGATCTGCCTGTAGGCGGTGAAGTGATGGCGATCACAGGAGCCGTTGGCGGTCTTGACGGTGTAGTTTTCTGCAAGAAAGCAATCTATCGACTCTCTTATGTAGGGCCACCTCTTGTGTTCACAATCCAAGCCATTGAGCTTGATCGTGGGCCGATGGCGAGAAACAGCGTTGTGAATGTTGGGCCTCTCGCGTTCTATCTTGGCGAAGAAGGCTTCTGGAGTTTCAGCGGTTCCGGCAGTACGGCAATTGGAGATCAGAAGGTTGACCGATTTTTTCTAAATGACCTCGACCAAAATTATATCCACCGTGTTTACGGTGCGGCTGATCCTGTCAGCAAGATGGTTTACTGGGCTTATCCAGGTTCCGGCAACAGCAGCGGTCGGCCTAATAAGGTCATCATTTATAATTGGGCGGTTGACCGCTGGAGCACGGCAGAGATCGATCAGGAATATATGTTCCGCAATTTATCGGTCAATCGCACGCTGGAAGATTTGGACGATTTCGGCAACATGGACTCGCTTGATGTCTCGCTGGATGATGAAAGCTGGATCGGCGGTCTAACCAGCCTAAACAGTTTTGATTCCGATTATAAGCTCTGCCGGTTTACGGGTGCGGCTATGGCGGCAAAATTGGAAACGCAAGAGATCGGCGGCACAGGCCGCATCTATGTGAATGCGGTCAGGCCGTATGTGGATGGCGGCACAGTAACGGTAAAACTCAAGCACAGGGTTGCTCCGGGTGACAGCATAACGGAAACGAGTGAAAACGGCATTGATGCTGATGGGCAGGCGCACTTTACAGTGTCTACGCGATTTGTGAGAGCGCAAGTGAATGTTGCAGCAGGCGGCACATGGACGCACGCACAAGGCGTTGATGCAGAAACGGCGGCAGACGGTTCAGCCTGATGGCTGTCTCAGAGTTCCCTGCCCCGCCTATTGGTTCGCCTGATGAGGAGTACCACAGGCAGCAGATCAGCCAGAGCGTCAATCAGATGCTCACTGGCAAAACCAATAACGTGATCGATTTTACGGCTACAGCAAGCGCCGCATCAACGACGATTACGGATGCGAGGATTGGCGTTAATACGGCATTGATATTTACGCCGACATCGGCCAACGCATCGGCTGAGATTGGCGCAGGCACGATTTACGTTGCCAGCGCAAGCAGGGTAAACGGCAGCGTTGCGGTAACGCACGCCAACAACTCGCAAACGGATCGAACTTTTAAAGTGATATTGGTGGGATAATGGCTAACACGTATACAGACAGCAGTGGCAACGTATTTCCGCTTAACGCGTATGGCAGGCCGCAAGGGTACTGGCAGGGCAACAAGTTTATCTTTCCTCAGTTTGGCGCACAAAGAGCGGCAGCTATTCCGGCAGTCGATCCTGTTGCGCCTGTGGCGCAAACGCCAACTTCGTACCGCTTGCCGTCGAGCGTAAGACAGCAGCAATTTCAAGATGACTATGCTGGTGGTAGTTCTGCTCAACTTAACCAAGCTCCTGAGCCAGCAGCCTCAAACGTGTCGATAAATCCTATGACAGGTACGGCTGCTGGACCCTCGCATGGCCCAATTCAATACAGCAGCAACATGCCGAAATTAACGGGTGGTTTATTTGGCACTAGGCGCGGAGTCCCGCCAGCCGTCACACAAAATCTTGGCTACAGGCTTGGTGGGTTGCTTGGCCCTGCCGGAGCAGTTGGCGGGAGTGTGCTTGCTGGCCTTGGAAGCGGTCGAGGCGGTCGGGGAATTGCTGGAGATGTTGTTGGGACAGGAATAGGCACGGCCTTGTTTGGCCCACTAGGTTTCCTTGGCGGTATTTTTGGTGGACGAATTGGCGATATGAAAGATATGGAAAATGCTCTGGCGTTTCAAGAGCGTGGGCAACGCGGTCTTTTAGACAGTCTTGGTTATGGGATTGGTCTAGGACCGTCATCAACTAAACAGATGGAAGATTATTATGGGATTAATCAACCGGGCATTGATCCGTTTGGTGCAGGCGCACAAGGAGGTATGCCCAGTCTAGCAGATGAGGACGACATTGGTGATATTGATGTCGGCCTGGATGCATTCTCTGATCCGTTTGGCGACATTGCAAGTGCGTTTGGTGGAGATGACGGTATGGGTAGTGACAGCGCAGGCGACGGCATGGGCAACATGGGCGGCGACCAAGGCGGCTGGACATAACCTTGCAAGCGCATGTAAAAGAGGGTCATGGAAATTGTTATCGCAATTATCGACATCATTCTCCGCGCCATTTAAGGCTTGCCACACAAGCGGAAATTAAGAGGCTTGATTTTCAATCGCTAACGCTGATTGAACGTGCTCTGCAATTTGAAAGCACGCACACGCTTAACGATGTTTTAAAAGATTTACGCGCAGGCCGCGCACAGCTTTGGCTGGCAACCGACAACGATGAGGTCGAGGGCATTGCTGTTACTTGTATCACAGAATATCCGCAGACAACAACTTGCCTAATCTGGCTTTGTGCCGGAATCAGCCGAGAAAAATATACACCACTGATCGGCAATATTGAGCAGTGGGCCAAAACGCACGGTTGTGCGTCAATCAGCCTGGAGGGTCGGGCAGGCTGGGAAAGAATTTTAACCGACTTTAGTAAAACAAAGATTATTTTGGAAAAGAGGCTTTAGAGATGGGTAGCAGTTCACCAAGACCATCTGGCGTTTCGCGCACCGTTTTGAGTAACAACCCGCCAGCATTTCAACTGCCGTATATTGAGCGAGGCTTTGAAGAGGCAGAAAGACAGTTTGACACGCCGCGCACGTTTTACGAAGGCAGCACCGTTGTGCCGTTTTCCACACAGACGCAGGCCGGACTGGATGCTATGCAGACACGGGCTACAGCAGGCTCTCCGCTTGTTACAGGAGCGCAAGACCTAACAGCGGCGACGATGCGAGGTGATTATCTCAGTCCTGACAGTAACCCTTACCTCAAGTCGGCAATGGACGCTGCTACCCGTCCGATGACTGAGGCGTTCACCCAAGACGTTCTGCCGGGTATTGACGCGGCTTTTTCAAGTGGCGGTCGGTACGGCTCTGGCTTGCAGGCTAATCAGCAGGCACGCGCCGCAGAGGATTACTTACAGACGCTAGGCGATGTGTCGTCACGCATGGC